TGAGCGCCAGTGTCGCCATCAGCGCCTTGAGCACCAGTTGCGCCTGTACCGCCATCAGCGCCTTGAGAGCCAGTTGCGCCTGTGCCGCCAGTAGCGCCTTGAGCGCCAGTGTCGCCATCAGCGCCTTGAGCACCAGTTGCGCCTGTACCGCCATCAGCGCCTTGAGAGCCAGTTGCGCCTGTACCGCCAGTAGCGCCCTGAGCACCAACCGCGCCCTGTGCTCCTGTTGCACCTTGTGCTCCTCCTCCAGCACCCAACTCAATTTCAGTCGCTCCTATTTTAGCGAATAATCCATCATCCCATTTAAATTCAATATTATTATCTCCATCATAAAGAGGAACGGTATATCCATTTGTAGTTTGTTTTTTAATTATACCAACTATAGCAGCATCACCTCCAGCTCTAATATCATTGTCAGCTGATACTGTTCCGCCTACATCTAATGCGTAAGAAGCTCCTGAAGCTTTTCCTGATCCTATTCCTATGTTTCCGCCTTTATGAACAGTTAGTCTAAAAGCATCTCCAGCTCTCAAATACACTCTTCCATCTGCTCCGTCACCTCCAGATAAAACAGCAGCGCCAGCATTTCCTCCTCCAGAGATTCCAACTAAATCTATTTGTGCGGCATTAGCGTACCCATTATCTCCGCCACCAGTTAAAGTTAAAACGCCTGAATTGTTTTGTCTTCTAATACCAAATGGTGAAGTTATGATTATGCCGAATCCAGAGTTGTCGCCAAAGGTACTTCCTCCTTTAATTGTTCCTCTTACTGATACATTGTTAAATTCTGCGTCACCAGTATTTCTATAAATTTTCCATCCTGACGTACCAGCTACATATGTATCAGATCGTATATCTGCTCCTAAAACCATTCCATTTGCAGTTAAATTGACAAGCGTGATAGATTGAACACCGGGTGTTTCCACTACGAACTTATCAGCTTGAACTTTAAAGCTAGATGTTTCTTCGTTTGAGAATAAATTAATTGCCCCAAGAATTCTTCCGTCGCCAGTTAACTTGACGCCCCAATTTAAAGCAAGTTGATTATTGACAGCTTGAGTACCACTAACTCTAGCTGATGTTTCTATTATAACGGCTCCCGAAACTGTATCTGTTTTAGCCGAGACTGTTTGAATTTGAGTAGCTAACGCACCGCTAACATTAGCGAACGCAGAACCAGTTTCATCAATTCTAGCGTTTAAAGCGGCGGTAGTGCCAGTAAAAGTTGCATTCAAGCTGCTAATTTGAGAAGCTAAAGCTCCACTAACATTGCTAAACGCTAAACCAGTTCCGTCAATTCTTGCGTTTGCAGCAACGTCCTTACCAGAATAATAAGCATCTAAAGAAGTGATCTGAGATGCTAAAGCGCCAGAAGCATTGGTAAAAGTTGTATTAGTATTAGTGACTCTTGCATCTAAAACTCCACTAGCTCCAGTCATTGCGCTGTTAAGCGCGCTAATAGTTGTCGCTAGAGTTCCAGTTGCATCACTAAAAGTAAGTTGAGTATCTGTTATTTTTGAATTTAAAGTTCCACTTATACCGCTAAATGTTGCGCTTATATTATTGATTTGAGTAGCTAACGCTCCACTAGTAGTAATGACAACAGCTCCAGTAGATTCAATTCTTCCTGCCAAAAACCCAGAAAGACCAAGGTTACCGCTCGCTGCAAGAACATCAATTCTAGACGCCAAACTTCCGCTAATATTACTTGCCGTTAAATTTGTTTCAGTAATTTCGCTTCTAAATGTTCCGCTTATTCCTGTTGTTGTGGAATTTAAGGTTTGAATTTGTATTGCTAAAGTTCCTGTTGCTGTTGAAAGCAAACCAGTTGCTCCAGATATAGTTGATAATGAACTATTAATTCCATCCGTTGCCCCAGAAACTGCAACGTATTGTGTTTGTAATGTTCCTGTTGCTATTTTTAAAGTATCAGTTACTTGATTTAAGTATCCAGTAGCTGTATTAAAATAATTATTTGCGACTTCTTGTTGAGCGAAGGCTTGAGAAATAAATCCAGTATATTGTTTGTAAACAGGATCATCTGCCAATACATAATCAGTTTTTACAGCTGGCATTGCTTCAGCAATGCCATTACTTCCAAACATATCATCTCTAGCAACTCTCTTCATCTTTTTATCTACATTACTAAAGAAGATAAATTGATCTTGAGAATTTAACTGTGTTGCTACTGGAAGTTCTGTTGCTCTCTTGCTCATACTTATATTTACATTAAGGATTGATAGATTCGTTTACATAAACCGCACTTAATGCTGGTTGGCCATACGATCCTGACATTAATATTCCTGTTGTTTCAGAAACCTCAAATGACCAATTAGTTTGAATTGTTGCGTTTCCTCCGATCTGAGGATTGATTGAATAAGAGTCTAAAAACGCATTCTGTACTTTGATTCCTAATTTCGGATTTGATTGCGCGTCTCTAAAAGTAATATCAAAATTATATCCGCTTACGCTAACGTTTTCTTGCTGCAATTTTTGCGCTAAATTCTCTGCTCCAAATGATTCTACTATTGATTCCAAAGATACCGTTGCAACTACAGGCTTTTGGATTTTTCTTGTTGTTGGGTAGTTGCTACCAAATCCATAGAGAGCTTTTCTTTCTAAACCTAACTGCAAAGAAAAAGAAGTGAAGTTCTCAAAGACATGGCCGAACGCAACTCCGCTTCCACCATAAACAGCTTCAGCAGAGATAGAGGCTCCAGCAGAATAACATCCATTATCAAAGACTCCTTTGAATCCCGTGGCAACTCTGCTTGATCTTGAGTTATCGTAAAAATCTATTCCAAACTTTCCCGTTGCAGCTTGACCAGATGATGCTGTATTTACCGAAGGAAGATAATTTTCGGCGGAGTAATTAGATATCGACGCATTAGCTCCAACGAATTCGCATGATACTGTAGCTAAGTTATTTACCGCAACTTGCATAGAATAAGAGCCAATAAAAGCGTTACCTATTCCTAACACATTAAATCCGTCCGCGCTTGTTGCCGCCAAAGCATCTTTCCTTTGATCTTGAGCGATCAAAACATAAAAGTTTCTATCTCCTGTACTAGAAAATACTGTTGATAGTGGATTTGAATAAGATGAATTAGATACGTTTAATCCTAAATATTTTTCATTCCATCCGTCGTTAAGTAAGTAATCTAATTTAAGCGAAACATCTGGCGCGAGTTGGCTTTGGCGTGAAGCAAAAGCAGATGATCCAATTTGTTTTAGCGGCTGACGATTTACGCTAAAGTTAAACCCGTAGTTTTGGATAAAGTCTAAACGAGAAATGTATTGTCCAGTATTCTTTGTGGGATCAAAAGCTCCTTCTGAACCAACAAACATTTCTTGCATTTCGTATGAAATTAGTTTTCTCATTAGTAAACCTTTCTTGCTCCTAATGGATCTTCTACCATTGAAATTGAAATATCATTAACGTTTTTATAAACAAAAGTATGACTCCATTCAGGAGCGTAAAAGTATTTATTCTGATTATATATCTTTGGAAATTTATATTGGAACTTTCTGAATCCTTGTTTGCCAATCAAGAAGTGAAGAATACATCTCGCTTCAACGTCAGATACGCCTTTGAAATCTAATTTTAATGATTTTAAAACATTAGCATGAAGCCCAAAATCAGTTCTTTTCGTGAACGAGTACGGCATTTCGGTTTTCACCACCGAAGTTTCCTTTGCGATTTGCGTAGGATAAGTTGGCTGAAAAAAGAACTCTTTGCTAAATCTTGAATCACTTATTCCTGTATTTTGTCCTGTGGAAATATCTCCTGTAACATAGTAAAAAGAATCATACATATTGTTAGGATTAACTCCTGTGTTTCTAACAACATCATATTTACTATAAGCTACTCCAGTAGAGTAATTTCCTTTTAAAGTGCTTCCTGTTATAAAAGGTGCGCTCCAATTTAATAAGCTTGACGACTGATCTGAATTTAAAGAAACGTTAACTGTATGAAGATCATTTTCGTTAAAAGAATTTTCTATGTTTGAGCAAAACATATTAATCGGTTTATAGATCTGAGCTGGATCAGTATATTGAAAATATCCAGTTCCATTTAACGACTCAAAATAGCCAGCAATCTTTCTCGCATCTTCTTGCTTTCTATTTTCAAAAGGTAAATTCATTCCCATTTGCAAATGGTTTAAGCCTTTTGGCATAACGTGCATATAGTTATCCGTTGTTGTGTAAGATGCTAATTCAGCAGAAAAACTAACAGACATTCCATAAGAAGGTGTGAACGCTAAAGATGCTGGAATAGAGCCAGTTATATTTTGATCTCTGTCGTAAAAGAAAGACATTAGATAAATCCTTGATAACTAAGAGTTATCATTAAATCATCAGTTGCGGATGAGTTTAACGATTCACTTATTAATTCCATGTTTTCCATTGTAAACGAGGCTAATGAGCCTACATTTATTTTAATTCGGCGTTTATTAGAGTCAACTATATAATCAAGAACTCTTTTTGATTGATAGTCATCAACAGCTATAGTAAATTCCGCATTAACTTTGAAAGGCTTTATAGTAGATACTTCTGTTGGAACGCTTCCTGTTGGATGATAGTAAGGCTCTCTTTTGCATTCTACTGAGTAAGTGAATGATTCAATTCTATTAGTTCCGCTTCCGTCACACTCTATAGTAATATCATTTGGGCGAATAACTGAAAGCCTACCAGTTTCTGCTGCTCCAGTTGAACCAACTCCAGAACCGACTTGCCCAAATATAGAAAAGCTCGCACTTAAATTTGGAAAGTTACCAACCGAACAAGCAACAGAATAAGATGATAAATAAGCCGATTCAAAACCAAAATTCTTTCCATTATAATTTACTGCTCCACTTACAGGATTTACTCCAGTAAAATTTAAAAAGAAATCAGAAGGCGACAAATACTTTTGAACGCTTAATGTTGATTGCGGCGGATTAGAAGTAAATGTTTTAAACTTAGAATAGCCAATAACATTGATATGATCAACAGGAAGTGAGTAGCCAAAATTAACACTATTGACGCCAAATACTTTGACGCCACTAATGTATAAACTATTTTCGTAGTTCGATACTGATGACTTCATTATCTAGTTCTGAGTGATCCGCCCAAACGTTTCTCTTCGTTAAGGGTTTCAAGCACTACAGCCTTAATCCGTTCTGACATTTTCTTGTAATCTACGCCGCCTTGTGATGTTTGACCTTGTGACTCAGTAGATGAACTACCGCCAGAAACATTGATACTAATATTAACTGCTGTTCCTGTTTTAGCGTCAACTTTAGCTTTTGAATCTGTTGATTCAGTTGTTGTTTCAGCTTCTGTCCCAGCATACCCACCTTCCGCGAATTTAGCGCGGCCAGAATTCATTGAATCCAAATATTGTTTACCGTACTTGCGAACAGTTGCGCGATCCATTACATATTCTCCGCCCATTAAAAGAGCTGGAATATCATCTGTTGGTCCGCCGCCGTTATTGAATCCAGCGATCATTCCTCCGTAAGCTAGACCAGAACGAGAGGCTAACGCTGAAGGCGCTCCTGCTTTGAGCATTCCTTTCGCTGTATCTGCAAAAGGAGTTTTTTGCGATAACTTACTTGTTCCCACGTTAATAGCTAAAGACAGAGCAGTTCCAACTATTTGCTGCTGCATAGCTTTTCTTTGCTGTGTTCTGTAAGCCTCTCTTTGAGCTATCAGTTCAAGACCTTGTTGTTGCGCGCTTGTGATTTCTCCTTTGATTGTATCTTCATTCATCAAGCCAAATCTTGAAAGTCTTACGCTTTGATCTTCAAGATTTGCGAAAGCTGCTGAACGCTGACCTTTTAAAATATCTGTAGCTCCGCTTGTTGTCGTTTGGTTAGCGAATTTTGAAAGTTGATCATATCCAGAAATAGTAGATCCACCACGAACACCGGGTAAGAAAATTCCACCGTCGTTCATTTTTGCCATATTTTCTGCGCCGTATTTTTGAACAGCAGATTTGCGCATAACGTATTCGCCAGAACTTAACATAGCTGGAACATCGTCGCGGATTCCAGAACCGCCAGTAACAAAACCGCCGCTAGCAAACTTTTGAATATATCCTCCTTGAGATTTAGTTTGGAATATTTTAGGAAATGCGCTTGATAAACCTTGCATAACATTATTAGAAGCGTTCTGCAAAAATGCTTGCTGCATTGTCTTTAAGAATCCTTGAGCAACTCCTTCAAGCGCTCCGCGCAAATCTTCGGTTCCACTTACGGCCGCGCCTAACGCATCTCTTAATCCATCTCTAAATCCAAGAGTAGTATTGTAAGAGAAATTTTCTGTAAAATTAGAAGCCTCAATATTTATTTGATCCATAGCCCTTACTGCTCCAGCAGTAGCTGGAGATACAGCTCTTAATTTAGCTATTTTTTGCTCATAATCATAAGCTGTTTTTATCGCTTCTATTCTTAATTTATCTGTACCTGTTGCTATTTCTAATTCGTCATTAATTTGAGTTTCTATTACTTTTTGTTTTTCTAATTCGGCTGCTAAAGCAGATGCTCTATTTGTTCTTTGGTTTTCGTAAACATTTAAACTTGCATCATAATCCTTGGCCGCTTTTTTATCCTTTTCGGATATCATTAAATTTCCGCTCGAAAACTCTGAACTATAAAGCTGATTAAACGATAAACCTTTATCGGATACTTTTTTAATATCAGAATAATTTTTAGGTGCAACAGGAGCATTCGTCACTTCATAATTAGAGCTTGCTATTTTTTCTCTTATTCTCAGCAGTTCTTCATTTCTTTTTTTAATATCAGGTATTTTATTAGCCTGCTCTATTTCTTTTGCAAAAGACTCTTGTTGTGCTTGTGAAAAAAGTTTTTCATTTTTAATGAGATCAGAAATGCCTTTTAATCTTTCATTATATCCGTTTAATACTCTTTTGTTTGCCGCTTCTGATATTTTTGCTGTTTCTTCTGCAAGTGCAAATGCTTTTTCAGCTTCCAACAGTCTTACTTTATCCGCATTAGAAGCAAATGGTTTAGATGCAATTTCTTCTCTAATATTTCTTATTGCTATCTGTCTATTTAAAGAATCTTGCTCTGCTTTTGATTCTGCTTCAAAAGATTGTTTTCTTGATTCAGTATCTATCAAAGTTTGTGTTAAACTCATTCTATCTTTTAGCAAAGAGTTTTGAGTTTGAATTTGAATTTTTGATAATTCGTTTATTTGATAAATTTCTTTATTAGCTTTTAATTCAATTCTTTTTTGATTAGTTTTTTGCTGTTCATCTTGTATTAATTTTTGATTAGTAGCCAGTGATCCTAATCCTAATTTATCTAACTGCGACTGTACGTTAACTAAATCTTCTCCATTTTTTAATTTTTTATATAAAATATCTAATTCATCTTTATTTACCGAAGATGTAGCTTTTTTAGCAAGCTCTGTTAATACGTTATCTAAACTTTCTTTTTCTAAATTATTTATTTTTTCTTGTATTTGATCTCTGCCTATTAAAAACGCATTATACTCTTCAGCTAAAGAAGAAAGAGAAGAAGCTGTTTGTATTCTTTGTGCATAATCTTTAGCAGATTTTACAGAAGCGTCCGCTTCATTTTGAGCTATAGCATTAATAATTTTATAAATTTCTTTTTCTAATGGAATCTTTTTGGCAATATTTTTTGCTTCTTCATCTGTTAGTTTTTTTGCTCTTTCCTCTAAAGCATTTTGCTCATTATATAAAGATATTATTGCAGTTTCGTAAGTGTTTAGTTCTGCTATTGCTTGTAATTTATCTTGAGCTATTCTAAATAATTCTTGTTGAGCCTGAATTTCTTGTTTTGCATTATTAGATTTTATGGCATTAAGTTCTATAGCTTTCTGTCTATCTTCTTCAACATTTAATTTAGCTACACCACCTCTAGATTCTGTCGCTTTTCTTTGTAAATTAATTAGTTTTTCTTCATTCGTGGCTGAGGCCGTGTTAACATATTGGATACCAGCTGAAGCTTTTGTAGATCCAGCCTGATTTGCATTATTTATAATAGCATTTCTTCTTTGATCGTCAGCTTCTTGAAATGATTGATAAATTCCAATGCCAGCACCCGCCACTAATCCAGCTGGCCCCATATATCCTGCTGCTTTTCCTAGTAATCCCCCTCTTTTTGCAAATGATTCTCCAGCTAAAGAAGCAATTGATCCGTACCCAGTGGCGGTAGATCCAATCTGAGTTAAACTATTTATTGTTTTTGCAAAAATATTGTCAGAATCTTTTAAAGTTGATTGCAACGTAAACGAAGCGACTGTTAAAGCTGAAAAAGCTGCCGTTAATTTTCCTGTTGATAATGCAGCTTTTTTATCCGCTTCTGTTTTAGCGACAACTTCTGGAGATGCGCTTGGATTAGCCTGTGCCGAACCAACTCCATAATCAAATGTATAACCACCACTGTTTTGAGGAATTTGATATCCTTTCGGCAGTAATGGACCTTCAGCCGTACCTTTTCCTAATATTTCTTTTCTTATTTTTGCTTCATTTTTAGCAAAATTAGGAATCTTTCCGTTTGGTTCATCTCTAGTATTAATAACAGCAAGACCATTTGGATTGCTTGCGCTCTTTAATCTTCCATCGCTTGTTACGCGAATCTGACTCGGATTTAAACCAGCCGCCATTTCGCGTTGAACTGCATCTTCTAATGGACCACCTTCAGCAAAATTCGGAATATAGCCATTAGCTCCTTTTTTAGTTCTTGGTCCTAGTGTCGGCCATAAGTTTTTATCAATACTTGGACTATTAGTAGCAGCCGCGTGATAAGTTTTTGTATAATTTGAAACAAGATAATTTTCTAAATCTTTTTGGGTTTTAAACGTTCTTGTTTTTTGATCTACTCCTTCAACTATCGTTAAATTATTTAAATCATAAATCGGTTGTGGCACTCCTTTTCCAGCACCTATTTTTGTTTTAGATGTTGCGGCCCTGTTTAGCTCCGTTACTTGATATATTTTTTTAGCAATACTCTTGATTAATGGAGGACTATCAGAGCCTTTAACTTCTAAATATTCAATATTTTTTGGTATTTTAAAGTCTTTTTTTATGGCGTCGTTGCCTCTAATATCTAAATCAAATGCTGAAGTAACAGCCTGTTCGCTATAATCTTGGAAACTCTTATCTCCCAATAAAGCGCCAACGCTAGCTTCAAAAATAGTTCCAGCAAAAGAAGCTAATGAACCAGGATTAAAAGTAGCAGCCAATTTGCCTTGTATGAAATCGCTTGGCAACTTCTGACTTGTCATATTCTTAGCTAATTGAACTGCGCTATTTTTTCCGTATTCGCTTAATTGTTCCTTTACATCGGTTAGCTGACTATCGCTTTTTGAAGGAATTCCGTAAGTATTAAATTGTATTAATTTTTCGTCTTGTTGATCTAATGATGATAGTTTAGCTGCGTTATCTACCTCCACTTTACCTTGTGGATCTTTATATACCCAACGAGAGTATCTATTTAGCAAACCATCATCTCTTCCGGTTTTCTTTCCAATCAAAGCCGCAAACTTTTCAGGTTCGTTTACATCTGCAAAATTTGGAATAAATCCTTTTGCTCCTCTCATCATCTCAAAAGAACCTGCTTTTGATTTCAGCATTCCCATAAAATCAAACTGATTTAATGGAGCGTAAGATGTACCTGCGATTTGTTTTTTACTTCTTAAATCACCTTCTGATGGATCTGTTCTTCCAGCTCTTCTCGAAAGAATATCAAGATTTTTCGTATAAAGATAAGATACTTTGCCGCCACTAGCGTTTACTGCGGCCATGATAGACTCTAAGTTTTTAGACAATCCACCATCTTTTGTTCTAGCAGCTCCAGAAAGAATATCAATTTCTGTTGCATTGGCAACATCAGCGGCACCAGTCAAGAACGTACCCATGCCTGATGCAAGAGTAGATTTACCAGCTCCAGATGGTCCAATGATAAGATTCTTTTTTGCAGAGGAGGCTAATATAGCTTTTAATGTCGCGTTCTTATCGGCTGGAATTCTATCTGAATCGTAAATATATTTAGCAAAATTTGGAATATAGCCATTGGCTGCGCCAATCTTTTTCGCTCCAGCAGGAAGACCATAAGCTTTAACCATATCTTGATTAAAGATAGCTGAACCACCGTTTGCGAAATTAGGCACAACATATTCGCTAGTATTAGCGATCATCGTTCCTTTTTTGCCACCACCAAAAGCAAAATTAGGAATAGAGACGACCTTAGAAGAAGAACTTGCACCTCCAACTCCACGACGAATATCGGCGGCTTCTTGTGCTGGTAAATAACCTTCGGCGGCTTTGCCTTTGCCTCCATCTTTCTTTCCAACTCCATTAGGCGTTACCACCAAACCAGCGCTTTGTAATGCAGGAGCAACAGATGCGGAAATAGATTGTATTGTTTTTAAGGCTGCGATTTGATCTCCGTAAGCCTTCAGCAAAATCTCTTGCTGCTTTACTTGATTTCCGCTAGCAGCCAAAATTTGATCCATTATTCCTTTATTAGAAATAAGAGTAGCTGTGACCGCTTGTTCTAAAGCTTGTCTTTCTTTAACCTTTTGATTAATACCAAGAATAGTCTGCAATGACTCTATGCCGAATGTTGCAATATCTTTAGTTAATTTAATAAAGATTGCAGCTATGAGCGGCAATCCAACTTTAAATAATACGTCCGAGAAGCCTTTGATAATGCCTCTGGCAAGATCGCCACCTGTATCAGTAGATGATAAAAGTTTGTTGATCGAATCAAGGAAAGAGTTAACGTATCCAACTAATGATTTTAGATTATCATTAAGTCCAATTTTAGCAAGGTTATTTGCCAATTCACCTGCTGATACAGATGTTTGGTTTAGCACCGCATCTAATGTTTTATTTAATTCTACTTGTCTAGCAGTAGCTTCGTTAGTAGCGCCAAGACCTGTTCCCAAAGCTTTTTTAAATTGGCTTTCTGCATTTCCTATATCTCCTAAAAGCGCAGACAAAATATTGATATTATATTTACTAGCTACCGCTTCTAGAATTTGAATTCTTTCGCCACCAGATAAATCTTTTAACTTTATGGATAAATCAGTTAAGATAGGAACCACATCTCTTAAATTTCCAGCAGTATCTAAACTTTCAACTCCAACTGCTCTAAGCGCCGAAATTGTTTCGTCGCTTCTTACTCTAGTAAAAATTGTTTTTAAAGCGTTACCAATAACAGCACCACCGCGAGCAGTCTTTTCTTGGGCAACAGTGATTAAACCGTTTAATTCATCAAATGTTACGCCAACTTCTTGAGCAATAGAACCTGCTCTAGCTAAACCGTTCGCTAAATCTTCCGCAGACACGGCAAACGCAGAGTCAACAGCAATTAACTTATTAAGAATTTGTGTTGTTGTTATTCCAGCTCCAGCAAAAGAATTAGCCGCAGCGGTAAGCGTATCTACAGCGTCAGCAGCGCTAAGTGAAGTGAATCTCGTTAAAGTTAAAGCGTCATTGGTTCTCTTAACCGTCTCCTCGACACTTAAACCTTGGCGAGAAAATTCCAAAGCGGCTTTAGCCGCTGTGTTAAAAGATTGACTGGTATTTTTCGCAACATTAAACAAAGCATCGCCCAATTGATCAAGCTGCGCTGCCGATTGTCCGCTTACAGCTCCAATATCCCCCAAAGCTTTTTCTACTGCAATGCCATTATCTAAAATGCTTTTAAAACCTTTTGATATTGCATTAAGAATACCTACTGAAGCTCCGAACGCTAATACACGCGCATTAGAAGCTGCAATAGATTTTTCAAATTCCGTCGCTAATCCAGTAATCTTTCCAAGCGGTTGATTAAGATTCTTAAATGGCGACGGATCAATATTTACAGGTATATTAAGAGTCCCAACGGCTTTCTTGCCCGCCTCAATGGACTGTTCAAAACCTGTTTGTACTACTGGAAGTGGAATTGCTTTTGCCATCCTTTAACCTTTTGAGTATTTTACACCCAAAAGTTAGGCATCGCCATGCAATTTCATAAGCTCATCCATATTTAAAACTTTCTTCTCTTTCATTATCTGATTAAGAGACTTTCCAGAACCGCCCATTTCAGCTATTTCTTCTTTAGAGGCACCAAATACCATAGAAGCGGAAGCGTCGTCGTTCTGCTTAGTTTTAGATTCAAAGTTCTTCTTAGCTTTAGACTTATCATTATACTGAAGAAGAGCTTCAGGATCTTGCCTAACATTATCTGGTATATGCTCTACACTCTCAAAAATATTCTTAAATATCTTCCCATACAATATCATTCTGGTTTGGAAATCGGTTAAATCTACCATTGGTTTACCAAAGAATTCTGTTGGGTAATCTAAAACAAGAAAGTATAAATGAAAGAAATCAAGAAGCGTAATTTTTTGTAAATTTATCTCCGCAAACTCTTTCATGTATTCATTATAAAATAGTATATATTCTATAAGATTTTCGTAAGTCATTTCCTCAAAATCTTCCATAGAGAACAGTTTAGTTTTAAACTCTTCGTCTTTATAGAAGGATTCGTAAATGATATAATCGTTTGACCGATTTCCAGCGTACTCTTCTGCTGTTTTGCCAAGCAACTCTCTTCTTTGAGTTAGTTTAATAATCAGCTTTGTTTTTTCTTCTCTTAACTGATCTTCAATAGCCTTTATTTCTTTGCTTTTAAATAAATTCTTTCTAGTCAAGTTTAACCGCTCGATATAATCTTTTAGCTTCGTTATTTCTTTTTCGTCATCATCGGTCCAAAACTCTTCCAATATACATTGCTTTAAAGCTTGTTCCTCTGTTGCAATTCCTTGTTTTATGGCGTGTTCATAAAACTCTTGGTATCTATAATCGAAATAAGATCGCTCGACTATTCCTAAATGTTTAATGAAAATAGGGCTACCCCTAAAATTTCTTTTTGAGTAGCCCTTTTTAATTTCAGCGAACAGTAAAAACAGTTTGCTATTATTCAAACTTTCCTGATTCGATATCACTGTCTAATTTTTCAAAGTCTTCCTTTTTAACATTCTTGCTAAAATACCAGAATGATACGAACGTCATTAACTTGCGAAAAGCTTTTGTATATACAGCGTCTTCAGTTTCATCCATAGCGTAAAGTTGAGCGAGTTTTTCTTCTGTAGTTAATCCTTTAAACATCGGTTCAATATTTCCGTTTGGCATAACTTGAGTATGAGCCATATTTAAACAAAACCAACGAATAACATTATTTTGCGCGATAGTATCTGCGGTGTTATTAAACAGTGTTAGATTGTCAGACTCAAGTTGAACGATTCTAGCTTTAGCTGCTAAAATCTTATCAATCAAAGCGGTTTCAGCTTCTTTATTTACATCTGTCTTTGAGGTGACTCTTGTAAGTTCGTTTTGCCAGCTAGTGACAACCGAATAAAGCTTCATAAGCTCGTTAGCATCATCTTCGGAAAACATTCCGCCTGTGTCGCTATATTTCTTCGTCAACATTCCTTTTGTCAAAATACCTTTCTTTACGCAGTTTGACATTTCAACGCTGTATTGAAGATCGGCGTCTTCCATGTTTTTTCTGGAAGGTTGCTTGATGATAATGCGAACTGGCACATCTTCTTTTACCTTTTGGGTAACAGTAATCGTTTGACCGTTCTCTTCTTTAGTTTCAGTCTTTTCGACTTCTTTATTTACGGTGATGTTAAAGCTGAATAATTCTTTCATTGTTTAAATGTGTGTTGAAATTCTACTCTGATAATCTCCAAATCTGAAGAAATCTTTCTGATTGATTCGTTACCCATGTCTAGTACGCGCTTGCGTAACCAAGCCATTTGGTCTTCATCCAAATAGTTTGCTTGGCGCACGACTGGTTTAAAAGAATCTGGGGCAGAGGTGTATAGCAGAGCAAATTGTCTATCATGTTCATGCTTAATATCTTCCAAAATGCCAAGCATCCTCTTGAATAAATCAGAGGTATTGACCTTCACTTTATCATTTAAATATTCTTTGCCTGTCATATCCTTTTGCCTTATTATATATTACATTTAGATTCCAAAGTGTAAAGTAAAATATGGCGACTTCATACATTTCTGCTGCACAGAAATCTTTTATTAATTCTGCAATGGATAATATCCATGAGACATTTGCCCGTGAAATTACTATCATTATGAACCCGATAGTTGTCGTTATCTCTACTTCCCCAAGCTACAACAGCTTCTACAAGAGAGATTTAGATAAAACAAACTATAGTGACTTAACCCCTCAGTCGTTTACATTTAAAGCTAGAATTACATATGTAAATGGAAATCAAAGCGTGTTTCCGGGTGCTCAGGCGCAACAAAAAATTATTTACTCAACAGGTTCTGTCAAAATTAAAGTTCAATATGACGCTTATGTTAAGTTGAAAGAAGCTAGAAAAGTTGACCTTGATGGTCGTAGATACTCTATCGTTTCTGATTATAAGCCTTATGGTATGTTTGGCCCACAATACTACTCTTTCTTGTTATCTCCGATTGATGAATAATTATGGCGTTTGCATTAGATAAGTCAGTTAAAAGGCAAGTTGCCCAACTAATCAAAGATGATTTTAATAAGAGAATCGAAAGATCTTTTAATGCTATTAAATCAGCTATGATTACAGATCTGATGAATCATCCTATAACCAAAGAAATTCAAGAAGGCGCAGGAGGATCAAATTCAAGCGGCACTTTAGGCGGCTATGGTAATTTGTTTACTTTCATTGGATTTGAAGCTGGCACTTCTCCTATTGACTCAATTAAACAAGAATTTGATAAAACAGTTATTCAATTTCGCCAATTAACTGATGATGGTCCAGTTTGGAATATTTATATGCCAGCTCCAGAGGACATTTGGGAAGTTACTCCTATGCCTTGGGCCGAAGGCAGAAGCTGGGCAAAAGGCATTGAAAATGGCATTTCAGGCGTAGGCTGGTATCTTTATAATCAAAATAAAGACTATCCTCAATCTCGTTCTGGCCCAGCTATCCAAGTTAAATCAAAAATTGCCTCTAAAGTTCGATTTAAAAATGTAAAATACATTAGCGACATTTTAACACGCTACGAAAAGAAATTCTCTCAACTAGATGAAACCACAATATCAACATAACGTAGCCACTTCTTTCGCTTTGTGGTTTGACCATCACCTTCTCGCCAAAGGCGAAGCTTTTGCAAACCAAACAGGCAAATTTTACAACTATGAAGACTCAAGAATTCCAAGTACATACAAAGTTTTTGGAAGCCCTCACAAACAATTCGTTTTTGATTCCAGTGTATCTGGAGCAATTGTTCCCTCTGGCGTTTACGTCAATTCTGTTTTTAAGCCAAGAAGCAATGGGTTAATAATGGATTATATGAATGGTCGCGTTTTAACAACTGGCATTGCTGCCAACGCCGCCGTTACTGGAGCTTACTCTGTTAAAGACTTTAACATCTACATGAGCAATGAAGATGAAGACGATCTTATCATTGAAAATAATCTTGAAGAAAACGCCAAATTTCCTTGGAGCGGAACTTATATTCAGCCGTATGATGAATTAATTCCTGCTGTTTTTATTGTTTCTGAATCTCTAAAGAATAAACCATTTGCTTTTGGCGGCGAAGATGAAACTCGCTCTAACATGAAGTGCGTTGTTTTTACCGATAACCCCTATCATTTAGATGGCGTACTTTCTCTTTTCGCAGATACCCAAAAGAAAGTATTTACCGAAAAAGACTTTGGCGATTATCCTTTAACAGAATATGGCGACCTCAAAAACTATCCTTATAATTATAGCGATTATTACGCTAATCCAAATCCTTCTGTTGAGCTGTTTATCGACGACGTTACTGTATCTAAACTAAAAGATAGCCGATCAAGAGGCTCTAATGTTAAAACCTACATTGGTTTTATTGATTTCGAGATTACACAATATAGATACTCTAGAGCGTAAGGATTCCATTTCTTAGCAAAAGAATGTAAAGTATTTAAACCTTCTCTTAACTTTTAAAAATTATGGCACGTAATAGAGTAATTTATCAATCAGAAGCCCTTTTCGTTAGCGATGGTACTCTTGTACCAACAGCTACCCATGCGGCCTCCAAAATCAAGCAGTTGCACCGTGTACAATCGGCCAACTACGGCTTCTCTGTCGCTCGTAAAGATATTAACCAATTCGGTAATCTTGCTCGTATCGACGCTATCATCTTGGAACCACCTACAGTTAA